CAGTCAAAAAACTGATTGTGGATTTAATGCGTGCCTACGTTAAGACAACTGAAAACACTGTTGACGATAGCGTCGCTGATTTTGTGGAGCGGAATTTGTTCCCAACTAGGCGCGTGGAAAAGTGATCAGCCGGGCTGATGCCTTCCTGGGCTTTCTCTGGGCAACAGCCGCTGGCCTTGGGCTAGTGTTCTGCCTGTTTGTTCTGATCTACACAGGCGGTTATTTTCATGGCGTTGAGGGCTGTGACGCGGCAGCATTAAAGCAATGAAACGCCGCATTGGTTTCCTTATGGCGCCGCTCGCCTTGCTGCCCTTTTTCCAGTGGTATCGAGATACACCGCACCAAAACGCGGCGATCAAAGAACTAGAGGATTCAATTCCCGAAGAGCTGCTACAGGAAGACGCTGGCTGGTTTGAGGCTTGGAAGGCAAGCGGCATTGCTCAAAAGGCGGTGGTTCCTTATTTTCACCAACTAAGCGACACCAAAGAGAATGGCTACCGGATGTGCTTTACGGCAGCGTCTGCCATGGTCGCTGCAACTTTCGGAAAGGTTGACACTTACGAAGAGTACAGGCGAGTTCGCGCAAAATTTGGCGACACAACCTCTGTGATTGCTCAGGTTGATACGTTGAGGCATTTGGGCCTGAACGCTCACTTTCGCAACGATGCCGATGATGCGGTGATCGAAGCCGAGATTGCGTCAGGGAGGCCAGTGCTAGTCGGTTGGCTGCATCATGGGGACTTAAGCCGAGGGGAGCCGCCAGAGTGCTCTGAGTTCAGCTGTGGTCATTGGAGCGTCATCACCGGATACGAAGGGATAAACTCTGAAAACAGCTCTTGGATCATGCACGACCCAATGGGCGAGCCGGACCTGGAGAGGGGTGGGCACCTCTCCAGATACGGGGGCAAGAGTGTGAAAGTTTCAAGAGCTGCATTCAGGCAGCGTTGGCAAGTTGAGGGACCGTCTAGCGGCTGGGTGATTCTTGTGGATGATGAGTAAGGTGTTGTTTTTGTGTTTGCATGGCTGTCCTTAGCGACTGGGAGATTCGTGCGAGGTGCGATGGCAGCCAAATGGTTTGGCCGTTTTGTCCTGAGCTGCTAAACCCTGCAAGTTTGGACCTGAGGCTTGGTCCCAATTTGATGATTGAGGTTCGAGATCGCAGGCAGCTGCTTCAGGTAGACATTTCAGAAAGGACAGAGGATGATCCGTATCTTCTCCTGCCCGGCGAGTTTTGCTTGGCTGAGACTATTGAGCGGTTTGATTTACCAGAGGACATCAGCGCTCAATTTGTACTCAAATCCAGCCGTGCCAGGGATGGTCTCAATCATCTTCTTGCTGGCTGGTGCGATCCAGGGTGGCACGGATCGAAGCTGACGCTAGAGCTAAAGAATGAACGTCGGTATCATCCGATTGAGCTGTACCCGAATTTGAAAATTGGTCAGATGGTGTTTCACCTGATGAATGAGGTGCCAATGCAGACCTATGCAGTAACCGGTCATTACAACAACCATTTGACGGTGATGCCGTCAGTCGTTTGATGCCTTATTGGCTCTGGTCATATTTGGTCGCATTTTGGAGCACAGTCGTTGTGAACTGTGCTCACCCCGTCAACTGGGGGAATTGCTGGCCGCCTCATGAATGGCTTATCCCATACGTTGAGGATTACATTGACGCCAAGCGTCCTTACGCTAAAGAGAGAAAGATTCTTCGATCACTGGAGCAATCTGATGGGCTGGGCCGATTGGATGGTGGTAGAGCACAGCCTTGAAGAGGAGTTGGAGCTAGAGCGCACAATTCGTGCTGTGCATGTAGTTGATGACCTTGAAGGCCTTCAAGACGTTTGTGGAGAGCTTTTAAGGGCAAGCTGGCATCAGCGTAAGTTGCTTTGCCAAGCGGTTGGCAGGATTGCGGAGCTTGACGCCAAGCTTGCTTGCGCTGATTACTAGGCCTCAATTCCGGCTTGGTGCAGTCGCATGGCATAGCTGAAAAGCCATTGAGCCTGCCAATCTTGGCGATGGTATCTAACGGTTGAGTCAGGCAGCTTTACTTCCCAAACCAGCTCACCTTTGCGCATCACTTGCCTAATTGTCGGCTTTCCCATAGCAGCTTGAATTGTTTAAAAAGAGGGCTTACACGACGCGGCCTTCAGGATGCATGCTCCTTGCCGTCCTTTCGGATACGGCCCGCATGATGCCTCTGAATTAGAAGTTGAAGCCTCCGTCAGTCTTGGGCTTAGGTGGCTTTTGATCGCTGATAGCAAGAAGCAGATAGGCATTACCCGCTTTGCTTACTCTAGGGCGCAAACCGGCTCGCATCTTGACGCATTCTTGCCCCTTGTCGTTTTCGACCTTGTCAGCAGTTTTCACCCACTCGAACAGGGCGCGGAGTTGTTCAACTGGCACTTCAGAAGATGCCCAATAGGCGCCCTCTGTCTTTTGATCTTTGTTGCAAGTGAACCAAAGAGTGAAAGCGTCTTCGGGAAAATCAGCCATTGTTTTTAAAAAAGTGAGAAAGGATAAGTTTCAACGCTTGATTAGCGTTGTATTCGTTTTGTTCCATAAAATCGCGCAACTGGTTACCGGTTTTTTGATCAAGGCGAACTTGAAAAAGATTGTGGGCACGCCTGCGATCTTGATACGCCTGCAACTCTGTCCGAGGTTTCTGTGTTTTTTGTTCGTCAGTCATCCTGTAAATTTGCCCAGGTTGGCATTCATCCAATCCTGATGCTTGCGGCTTGTGATTGCAGGGGCAACCTTAGCAGTCTTGGAAAGACCAAAGTCATTGCGGAACTTTTCGCAGAGCGCGTCGCGTTGCGGTGGCGCTAGCTCAGAAATCAAACCGCGAATCAAGCCCCTGTCGTTTTCGCTCAGCGGCTGTTCAGCCTCTGTAACGCCTTGAATTTTGGCCGCTGGCTTTTCCTTGGCAGGTGCTGGGTGGCTGTCGTCAAGGTTGCCGTCTGTGTCCATATCTGCCGTAAGCCCTAAAAGAGCCAAGGCTGAGTATCTTTTGAGATACGTGACAGAGCCACCAAAGTCGTGCAGCAGGTTCCTCCCTTTCCCGATGACCATTGGAAGACGGCTCGAAATCTCAGCTCCGCTGACGTGTATCAACCGAGTGACGAGGATAGGCGGTCCCTCATGATGCTCAGCGTTTGGCTCAAAAACCTGCGTGAGAATCAGCCCGTTTCCAGTCAGGGCTGGCGTGACGACTGAAAGCACGGTTTCAAGGTCGGCATAGGCGCCGTATTGTGCAGTTCCCTTTTTGGCGATAGAAGGAACTTGCTTGTGGAATTCAAGCAACGCACTGATCAATTCAGTGATCGAGGGCGGTGATTGTGATAATTGCTCCAAGAAAATCGTCCGTTGAGTAGCGTTTGGTTGCGTAGGCTGAGGCGATTAGAGAGTCATTTTTGAGCAACACTTGCCCTATCGAGATTGCATCACCAATAGATCTGAGCAGTTTGTCAAGATCTGGTGTTGTGACGTGATAGGCAGGCGCTGAAGGTTTTAGCTTGCCACTGTTGCTACCTGTCCCAAAATGTGACTTAGGGCGAGGAAAAACAAACTCACAGCGCAGGGAAACAGGGCACTCTATGTTCCAGTTTTCTGGTTTGTGCCTGTAAGCAGTTAAAGCCACGTCTTGCCGCCAGCTCATAAGTTGCTGATGGTTGTTGGCGATAACTCTGCTGTTGAATGCTTTCATGGACCCCTGCGGGACAGGGGTGCCAATCACGCGAAAGGTCAAGCTATTGGGGAAGGAGGGCGTAGGCATCGTCGATTGCTGCATTTAAAAGAGCTTGAGCGATCTTGGATGCTGAAACCTTGCGTTGCTCGACTTCAAACGTCTGGCCAGCAACTTGCACGCTTGAGGTGTTGCCTGCAGTTGCGTCAGAAATTTTGCGGAGCTTTTCTTGACGGTTTTCGTCAAGCATAATGGCGGCTGATTTCATAGAGTTCAAGGCGAGGTTGATGGGGCTTACGCGCATTGCTGCCCAGATTCAAAAGTCTTTAGCGACCCAAACGGCAGCGTTTCGATTTGATTTAGTTTTTCTGGTTTGTCCGTTTTTTTTGATTAGGCTCGCATTAGCAAGTTCAACTCTTCTAGGCCTTTGCGTCGAAGAAAGCATTGCCAATCCAAGTTGAGCCTCTTCATCTGTGCAACCATGCTCTCCACAGTCCCTGATAAACCTGAATAGTTTTGCCCTGAGAGTGTTTGCAGATTCTTGAATCTGACTTGCAGCCTGCTTGCTTGATAAACTGTGACGCTGAAATGGTGCTGACTCTTCAGAGGTCTTTTCGGAAAAAAGGTCTGGCTGTACGTGCTTGTCAATCATTTGAGACTTTCGCAAGCTTTTTGAATACCAGCAGCACAGTCACGTTTGGTCATGTCATCCAAAGTTGTGGTTAGTGAATACCAAAAGGCCCCACCAAGGAGGATGCAAGCGGCAACAGTTACGGCAGGTGCCGTAAGGCGCCTTTGCCTTCTGTTTTCATAAAAACCAGAGCGTAGCTTCTCGGATTCGTAATACTTCATGATTGGAAAGCAGTGGGCGTTCTCCACCCGTGCTGGAACAATGGCACACCATTGCCAAGGTGTCAACGTTTTTTTGGTTTTTTCTTTGGCTTGCTGTAGGGCCTTTCTTCGATTGCCTTTAGTGTCTCTCGATAACCAGGCGGCTCTTCAAGCTGTGCTCGCTTCAAAATCTCTGTCCAGTCCATCACCAGTCAGGCTGCAAAGCTTTCCATCGGTCAAGCGCAGCTTCCCAAGCGTCAAGGCATTCTTGTGGATCATGCTCGCGCACCTTGACCTTTTCAGGTCCGCTAACCACGGTCAAGCATTGGCTGATATACAGCTTTGGCCAATGGAGCTGCAGCATTTTGCAGTAGCCGCCAAGCTGCGCCAAATTTGGTTTACGGCTTGAAACCCCTTTAGCTGATGAAACGGTTTTGAGATCGCCAAGGATTCGGAAGCTCGGATCGTCTTCATAGGCCAGCAAAAAATCAAGCGTTCCTCCGATTGATTCAGTGTCTGTGCGTTGGCAGACGGAATATTCACTAGCAAGCGTGGTTACATTTTGAAATACTTTATGTGTGAGCAATGTTTCGACCCACGGAGACCAGCGGTCTTCATAGGCCTGCGGCTCGTTTAGCAGGTGCAGGCTCAAGCACTTGTGAATAGCGCTGCCCCTGGCGGCCCACCCGTCCGGGCCGTGTTTGTACTTCTCAAACGCTGTGCGCTGAGCTGGCTTCAAATCCACGTCTGTGACTTGTGAAATCGAGGCTTGGAGCCATTCGCCTTGGTAGCGGTAGAGGTGGCGATCTTCGTGAAAAGACAGGCCTTCAATTGGATTTAGCAAAAACTGGGGGTTGCGTGTCTGGTGAATATGGGCCATCCTCAGCCCTTCCGCAACCCCAGGAAATGCCATTCAGTGACCAATTTACGAACGTTCGGGTGATGATCGATCCACGAGTGATCGCTGAAATTGAACGCAAAAAACCAATTGGGGTGAATCGCACGGGTTGGGTGAACCTGCTTTTGCAGCGTGCGATTGCAAATGAGCCTGAGCCTCTTTCTCGTGAGTGAGGCCTGCCCTGAAGAACGCGCTTTTGATTTGCTGCAATGGGTGCCGTATTCGCTTCCGTCTGAGTTTGATGAAGACGAGGCGATGAAGGGAACCTATACAAAGATTCAAGCCGAGCGATCAGACGCGGCACTGAACGCTTGGGACAATAAGCATTCGCACGAAAGCAGCGCGGAGCTTTCGGCTTACAGAGAGCTGATCAGGCTCAAGGTTTACTCCAAACACGTTTTCTATTCACCAAGCAAGGCAAAAGATGGAGGGTACACCAGACGACTCAAGGAGCACGCCAGAAACACTGACAGAGCACCAAGCGCTTCTAGACCAGCTACAAGAGCACGCAGCCACCGTCATTTGTAACGAAGAGGATGCACTTCGCCGCAATCAACTACTCAGACTTTTTGCCGACGAGATTGGCTGCCCGCTAAACGAGAAGACCGCCGCACTGATCCTTGCGAAAGCAGAAGGCAAAGCGACCGGCATTTGTGCTCCACGGATTAAAGGCGAAAAACTCGACTCGCGGCCTACGCCTTGGGCATGGGAGGGCGTGATCATGGCCGGCACTTTCAACCTGCTGGTCGCTCCACCAAAGGTCGGCAAGTCTGCGCTGATGGTCGGAATGATCAGCGCTTGGTGGCACGGCGAAGAGTCCTACTTAGGCCAGCCGCTCCATGGGGAATGCCCAAAGGTTTACATCGTCGGGACTGACCAACCTGAAAGCGATTGGGTCACGCTGTTTAAAAGGGAAGGTCTGGTCACCAAAGACGAAGAGCTTGGTGGGCCGATTGAAATGCTTTGGCACACAGGAGCGCCATTGCATTTGACTGAGGAGGGCGTTGAATACCTGGCGAATATCGCGAGCGAAAACCCTGGCTCGTTTTTTCTGCTGGACAGCTATCACGCCTGCTGTGCGCCCTTAGGGCTTGAGGAGGCCGCTAGCAGCTTCGATGGACCGGCAAGGCAATTAGCTGAGGCTCTGGCGCCTCACGGGGCGACCCTGGCGATGATTCACCACACGAACAAAAGCGTCAGCGGCGGCAACGCTACAAACGCCAGCAGGGGCAGCAACGCGCTTCCGGCTGCAGCCAGCCTCACGATCCTGATGAACTGGTTTAAGCAGCCTGTAGAGGGGCAGACACAATCAGACCATCGGGTCGTGCTGAAGACGCAGGGCCGCGCCAAAGGCAGCACCCTGCTTATTGAACTGAAGGACGATGGCTTCATCCATCACGGCGATGGCGAGAGCGTCTTAGCAGCCGAGGCCATGCAGGAGGCTGCAGACGAATCT